AAACCCACCAAGGAAACCGTCCATAATCGCACGACCTGCACCGCTTAAATCAATATTCCATAATCTACCAAAGAAACCGCTGATTGCCTCAATAGCACTAGAAACTCCGCCCTTAAGTGCATCTAACGCACCCAAGAAACCTTCCTTCAAGGCGTTTGCGACATTCACCACAGTTTCTTTAATCGCATTGATTGTTGTTGTTATGATGCTCTTAATAGCTTCCCAAATCGCTGAAACGGTATTCTTAATCGCACCTAAAACTGTACTAATAATAGTACTAATCGCATTGATCACAGTTGAAATAACTGTTTGAATACCTTCCCAAACGGTCGAGGCTATTCCTTTTATTGCCTCCCAAGCACCACTCCAATCGCCTTTAATAAGCGCAGTCGCTACGTTGATAATGCCCGCTATCACATTCAAAACGGTTGAAATAACTGTTGAAATAACAGTCCATACAGTTTGAACAATCGTTGTAAATACCGTCCATACCGCATTCCACACTTCTTGAACAATTTGCATTCCTGTTGTGATAACAGTTTGAATGTTTTGAATAGCTGTTGAGATATATGTTTGAACACCAGTCCATACCGCCTCGACAATAGGTTGCAATAAATTCCAAGCAGTAGTCGCAACTTCCACGATACTATTCCAGATAGAAGACATGAACTCAACAAAGCCATTCCACAAACCTTTGATTGTTTCGACAATAGGAGTTATAAACTCAACAAGACCATTCCACGCAATAGTAGATGCCTCTGTAATGCCTTTCCAAAGGTTGCTAAAGAACTCTGTAATGCCGTTCCAAACGCCTTTAATCACTTCAACGACCGACTTAACAATATCAACAATACCATTCCAAACCGTTGTCGCAACTGAAACGATACCGTCCCAAAGTGTTGAGAAGAACTCTGATAAAGCGTTCCATACATTCATTAATGCCTCTACAATTGGTTTTGCACCTTCTACAAAGCTATCCCAGACATTTGAGGCGAATTGTTTAATGCCCTTCCAAAGTCCAGAGAAGAACCCTGTAATGCTATCCCATGCGGTTTTAATAGCGTCAATCACTGGTTTTGCCGTCTCAAGGAAACCATTCCAAACATTTGAGGCGGTTTCCTTAACTCCGTTCCATAGATTAGAGAACCACTCTACCAATCCACTCCAAGCGCCTTGAATACCTTTCCAAGCGTCTGAGGCAACATTGACAATGCCGTTCCATAAACCTATAAAGAAATTTCTGAAACCTTCGCATTTGTTCCATAAAATAACAAACGCTACACCGATTGCCACGACTGCAGCAATAACCAAACCAACTGGTCCGAGGAAAGCAACGATTGCTGAAACCGCTGAACCAATCCAACCGCCTACCTTACTAAAGATATTCAGTCCAACCATTGCACCCTTAGCAAGTTTTGAACTTCCAGACAAGAATGTTAATGCCGAGCTAGCAGCTTGAGAACCTTTAGCGATACCACTTAAAATCTTTGCAACTCTTGCAAAGCTTGCTAAACCGCCAAAAACAGCCTTGATTGCGCCTACTCCTTTGCTCAAACCGATTAAAGCATTTGCCAATAATTTTGTTGACCTTTGTGCCACTTTAAAGCCAATAAAAGCTGTGGCAATAGCTCTTATCTGTTCTGGACTTAGACTTTGAACTATTTTAGCAAAAGCCTGTAATGCCTTTGAAACTGCACTCAAGGCTTTCCCAACCTTTTCGCCAAATGAAGCAGTATCTCCTCCAGCAAGTGAAGAAAATACTTTCTTAACTGCCTCCCAAACTTCGCTCAATGCCTGTTTAAAGTCAGAAATTGCGCTCGTATTTGTGAACCCTTGCCAAAATTCTTTGATTTTAGCAACAGCAGAACCAACGAACGATGTTATTTTTTCAATGACTGCATCGAAATCAATTTTGCTTACAAAACTCTCAATCCCTGAGGCTAGTTTATTAAAATCAACCTTATCGAGCTGATTCATAATCGCCTCAAGTGCCTTGATACCTGCCTTAGATAACGTGTCAAACGCTGGCTTGAGTTTGTTTGAAAGTGTTTCTTTCAAACCGTCCATAGCTTGGTCAATCGTCTTGTAACTTGTAGCCATGTCTTGCATGGTCATACCTGCACGCTTAAACGCCTCAGCAAAGTCCTCTGTTTTAACCTGACCTGCTTGAATTTTAACAATCAAGTCATTTAATGACATTCCCATTTCTTTCGCAACAGCGCTCATACCTGCTGGTGCTTGTTCCATCATAACTCGAAAGTCCTGCCAAGTGATTTTAGGTTTCGCTAGTGCTTGGACCATTTGTTGAGATAGTGAAGTCATCGCTGGCTTGGGGTTCTCTGCGGACGCTGCAAGCCCCCCCATAGCTTTTACAAGTTCGCCACTATCATTTCGACCGATTGCCGCCATTTGAGAGAATGTACTTGCCATGTCTGAGGCTGAGTAGATAGTTTTAGTTGCATAGTCCTGCATAGCCTCTTTTGCCTCGTTGATTTGGTCTTTCCCCCAACCCAACTTGCTGAGGTTTCCGTCAAACGTATCCCAAGCCTTTTTTGAACTATTCAACTCTCCGACCATTTCGCCCATAGTATTTTTAATACTTCCAAAAGCGGATGTAATCGCTGAGCTGACAAGATTAGCACCAAGCATTGACTTAAACATCGAACTGCTCTTATTTGAAATATTATCAAATGCGGTTGACGACTTTTGAAGTCCGTTGATTGCTTTTTGCAATCCGTTCAAAGTAGAACTCATTCCCTTGTCTACAGCGGTAAGCACCGCCTCGACTGAATAAGTCTCTGCCATTATATTCCTCCTTTCCTTAAGTATTTGCTCTCAGTAAGAGTTCTTTCTCTTTGTCTGAGAGTTGATACTTTTGTTTCGTATCTTTTTTCTTGTAAAAATCACTGTACTTCTTATACAAAGGAGTTTTACCGTCCGATTTTGTAGCCTCCACTTGTCTGGTTAACCAAGCAGAGCGGTGTAAGAGTTCGTCTTCATCTTGCTTTCGTAATAATACTCCAGTCATCAATAAGTCGTATTCATACATGGTCATGCGACCAATCTCATTCATGTCTGTAATATTTAAAAATCGGACGCAATTAATAATGATTTCCTCGAACGTTTCTAAAGATGATTTCTCAATTATTTCTTCTTGAGACCTTGGTTCATCTCCTGTAACAAAGACTTTCCTGCGTTTGACTCGCCTAATTCTTGAATTACTTCATCGAATAATTGTTCTAAATCTTCGCACTCTTCAACGTAAGTTTCAACCTCAGTCAATGAAGGACGAGGACTTTCTGTAACTGTTCCGTAGTAGATAATATCAGCCAATGAAGCGATATTTTTTGCATATAATTCTGGAATCTTAGCAGATAGAGCCATTCCAAATTTCAATCCTTGTTGCTCGATTGGATAAGCTTTATCCAACGCACGAACGAATTTTACTCCAAATTTAATGTTGTATGTTTTATCATTGATTTTTAATTGCATGTTATTTTTCTCCTTTATTTTAAAAAATACAATAAAAAGAGAGGCGTAAACCTCTCTTAATTTCTAACCACCGATACCAGGTACACCAGCTACAGGACTTGCTGAACTTGCTGTTCCTTTCGTTGTGTCAGCGAATTCATATTGAACCACTTCTGCTTGACTAGTGTTAAGTGTTGCGTAACCTTTAACGCCAGTACCATTTACTGCGAACTCAAGTTCCAACTCGATTAAATCTTCTGCGTTTTTAGTTTTCTTGAATGAAGTCAAGTAACCTTGATAATAAACCGCCTCGAATTTGTTACCTTGTTTTTTAGCGTTTTTCTCGATTTCCCAAACTTCAACAAGTTCACCCTTGTCCATAGCTGTTTCTAGCTTAGCGACAAGTTCATCGTCTTCCGCCATAATTGTTGTAGCAGTGATTGAAACCTCAATACCGCCAACTGATTGTAACACTCCGTCTTTAGTTTTTACCGAGTTAGTGTCACGGCTCTTTTCTGTTGAGTGTTCAGTTTGGAATGCTAACTTAGCACCGTCTGCTTTGCTCGCTTCACTTAGTAAGCGAAATAATAAAATACTATCAATACCTTTTTTTGCAACTGGCATTTATTTAACCTCTTTTCTATAAAATTGTAAATACTAAACGAACACGACCACGTTTCAGTGGTTCGATTGCCGTGTTGTCATCGAAAATCGATATTGTAGATTGTGAGATATTTAAAGCTAAATAATAGCCGTCCGCCTCAACAATCTTCGTCGATTCTGCTAGGATACTCGAACACATATCCGATACTTGTTTACGTTTTTTACGGGTACTCCATACGGACAGTACCAGCTCGACTGTGCCTTTCACATCCGTTTTATTTGGAACAAGTATGGAAGTTGTATCTTCCAACTCTACAAACGGATAAGGAACATCATCGTCAGGTTTATAGTCGTATGTTTTATACCCCAACGAAAGACAGCGTTTAAACACGCTGTCGAATACTGCTTGCTCTCTTGATTTCATTTAACCAACCTCTCTAAATCTTTTTTAAATTC